TTATTGCGCTTTTCGGATGGGGATTACGTTGTCGGGAAGCCCTACCGGCAGATTTAGGCCAGATTTAGTCTGAGACGAGAGTGCCGCCACACAGTCCACCAGATGTTCGGGAGCTAAGTGGGCGTACCGCTCGGTCACGGACAGCGTGGAATGGCCGAGCCAGAGCCGGATGTTGTAGAGCGGGACGCCGCGCTGCGCCAGCCAACTCGCGCAAGTGTGGCGCAACAGGTGCGGGGTGATGACCCGAATCCCGGCGCGCTGACACGCCCTCGCCAGCGCGGTACGCACGTCGCGGATCGGGCGACCGCCCTCATGACTGAACACCGTCTCCGCTCGCCGGGGTTGGCGCTCAATCGCCGCCAGCGCATCCGGCGTCAACGGCAACACCCGGCGCTTGCCGGACTTCGTGCGATGCCCGTCAATCCACACACTCCCATTTTTCACGTCCTCCCAGCGCAGCCCGTTGATCTCGCCATGCCGCAGGCCGGTGTGCAGCGCGACCGTAATCCAGTCGGCCAGGTACAGGGCGTCTGAGAGCCGTGCGCCCGCCAGCAGCGCCACAGCCTCTTGCTCCGTCAACCAGTCCAAGCGCCCTTCCGGCTCGCGCTGTTTGTGGCCGCGTACCGGGTTCGGAATCGGGTAGCCGCCGACCTGGGCGCGATTAACGGCCACACTGAGCAACGCCAGTTCCCGATTGATCGTGGACGGGCTGACCTTTTCGCCGCGTTCGGAGACATACCGCTGCATGTCCGAGCCGGACAGGGTGTAAGCATCCACGTCGCCGAGGTGACTGAGCAGCGTGGTGGATCGGATGACATCTTCCCGGTGTGACTTTTTGGCGCGGCTGGAGTCGAGGTACAACTTGAGGACGGTACCGAGAGTGATCGGCGGGCGGGCGGGTTGACTCGCACTGGCAGCCAGTTCGGTACGCCAGCGGGCTTCGATGGTGCGGGCCTCGCGGGCGTTGCTGGTCTTGGTGCTGCGGCGAACTTTGCGACCGTCCGGGGCGGTCAGACTCACCCAGTAGAACGGGGAGCCTTTTTGACGATAGGCCATGCGGGGGGGCTCCTGAGCAGAATCCCCGTTATAGTAGCCTAAAGTTACGCTAATCCGGGTAAAAATCCTGCCTCTTTCAAAGCGGGAACCACCAAAAACAGCTAAAAAATCATAGATCGGGCGTTCCACGCGGCTTTTGCGGATTCCGCATCGCGCCCGGCTATCTGGATCAAGCTTTGCGGCTGCCCTTCCGTTAGCGTGGACTCCGAAACAAATCAAACCGATGGGTGGCTTTGTTAAATTCCACCTCATCGTTTTCAATCAATACATCAATCACTTTCTCGTACAATCCTCCTTCGAGGGTTAGAAGATGTTTTGATATACTCCTCCATCTCACAAAGATATAACTCTCTGATTTCTCTATTTGCCCTTCCGTACCAGCATACACAAATGAATATCTTCTGACATAAGGCGTCATGGTTTTCATCATTTCTCCATTATTTACGAGATCACATCGTTCTTCAGGAAACAGCCCATTTTCGTCTAAATCTTTCGCGCAATGTCCACAATAACATTCTCCTGACCCAAAAGCAGCTAAAATAGTAGCCTAAAGAGACTATTAAATCAATACGTCATATCTCGGATGCGCGCTAAAACCTCTTTATGCCGTCCTGCCTCCATCATCGCTTCCAGTACCGACCACTCGCCGATCAGCGCCTGCCACTGCTGCCCGCAGGATGCCATTTTATGCAGCGACTGCCGGAACTCTGGAACCGCAGCGAGCAGCCCCAGGCAGCGGCCAAAATCATCGGAGTCGTGCGGGTAGTCGCAGCGACGCGAGGGGTGAGCGGAACCGGTCAGCACCCAGGCCATGTACTTCGAGGACAGGCCGGTCTGATCGGACGCCTGCCAAGCCGTCAGTCCCATTCCCGGCGTGACCGTCCGCTCTGGCGTCGCCAGCGCCTCTATAATCGAATCCGCTGCCGCGATCACCGCGTTGAACTGCCGGGGAATCAGTCCGGGATAGCCCGCTTCTTCCAAGACCCGCAAAATGCCGGCGATTAAATTAACCTGACTGATTGAAGGGGTCATGATGAAATCCTCTCTAAAGTGGCGTACCGTTTTTTACGGGCGGCGGCGCGATCCCGTTGTTCCTGCATCCAGCGTAAATCCTCGTCCAGAATTCCAAATGTTCCAGAGGCGTCCCTTCGTTCACGCTTGGCTCGGCCTGTTTCAATGGGCCTCCCGTAACCGGGGACGTACCATATGAAAATAGGCTTCCAGACTGCGCTGCGCGTTTCGCAGCGAGCTATCGTTTGTCCGCCGAAATACAGCACTCGCAACTTTTGGGCAATGACTTGGAGAGGCACCCCGGTTTTCTCGGCCAGCCGGGCTGCCGTGATCGGGCCGTAGGCTTTCAGTGCGTTGATCAGCGCTTCTTGATCCATGAGTTATCCCTTCATCAGTAAGCGCCGGGCCTCGGCGCGGGTCAGGCGGGAGGGCGCTACCGGAGCGATGATCGCCGGCGCCGGCGATCCGCTGATTTCAGCGATGTAGCGATCCACTTCGGCGCGGGCGATGCGCGGGCAGCCCGGCGATGGGAAGCAGCGCTTGATCTTCCCGCTCTGAACCAGCCGGGCGACCGTATCCTGCGACACGGCCAGCAGCGCGGCGACCTCATGGGTGCGTAGCAAGGGGGACATGATGATTCTCCGGCTGGCGATAAAGGGGATGGGTCAGGGCAGGGTGAGGCGCGTCCGGCCATTCGTAGCGGACGATTTCCGGGTAGCTTTTTTCGGCGGCGGTACGCAGGGTGATGAACTCCGGGGCGTTCAGCGTGTAGCCGGTCTTGATCCAGTCCATGGCTTGATCGACGCCTCCCGGCAGCATGGAGACGACCTTGGGCATCCGTTCTTTCCACCACGTTTCCGCCTTCTTGCGCGGGTAGGTGCCTTTGGGGTGGTCGAGGCAAACCCACTCGCTGGCGAGCCGGAAAAATCCATCGTAGTAGTCCACCCGCAGAGTCGGGATGCCGCTCTTGCCGCTGGTGTGCTTGGAGTAGGCGACACGGGTCACCGCGTAGCGCACGGGCGGCTTCATATCGGAGATGCCCGCGATAATCGCGGATTGATTCGCGCTGGGCGGCTGAATCGGTTCCGGTTCCCTGGCTGGAAACTCGTAGCCGCACTCCGGGCAGACGCTGGCGAAAATGCGGATCACGGCGTGACAAGCCGGGCATTCCTTCGTCGGTTCCTGCTTCTTGACCGACGGGCCTTTGAGTTTCAGGCAGTCTATCGGGCCATGGCGCTCGATATTGCCGACGAAATCCAGCACCAGACAGCCTCGCCGGATGCCGTCCTCTTGGCTGATTTTCTCGTCGGTCGGGCGCATCCCGCGACCCAATAGCTGAACGTGCATCACCGGACTCAATGTGGGCCGGGCGACAATCAGGCAGTCCGTGAGCGGCGCATCAAACCCTGTGGTGAGGGTATTGACCGACACCAGCGCGGTCACCTGGCCGGCTTGAAACTCGCGGATCGCCGTCTCCCGGTCGCGGGCGCTGGTTTCCCCGGTCACCACCACGGCGCTGATCCCGCGATCCCGTAGGTTCTGGGCTGTGGATTTCGCCCCTTCGACGCCGGTACAAAAAACCAGCCAGTGTTTGCGATCATCGGCTTGCGCCAGCGGGATCGCCGCATCCAGGATCGCGTTGATCACATCGGCGCTGCCCATGAGGGCGTTCAGTTGATCGGCTTTGTAATCGCCGTTCTCGATCCGAACGCCCTTGAGGTTGACCCGGTACTGCGTCGGCGTAGGCCACAGCGCGGCGAGGTAGTCGTCCTGAATCAGCGAGACCAGCGACCGGCTCAAGTCATAAACGATATCGGTAAAGATGCGGTTCTCGCCGACGATCAGCGACTGGTAGCCGCCCGTATGGGTCTTGGTACCGGGGACGTAGCGGTACGGTGTCGCGGTCAGCCCGATGACCCGCAGCTTGGGATTCAGCGCGGTCAGGTCGTCAATGAATCGCCGGTAGGTGCCGCCCTCGATAAACGGAACCCGATGGCACTCATCGATGAACACTACGTCAATCGGCTGGGTCGTGGACGCCAGTTTGCGGGCCTTGTTCCACACCGACTGGATGCCGCAAAACAGGATCGCCCGGCGCGTGTCCGACTTGCCCAGCCCCGCCGAGTACGCTCCGACATGCGCCTCCGGCCAGATTTTGATCATCTTGTCGAGGTTCTGCTGGATCAGCTCCTTGACATGAGCCAGACAGATCACCCGCTTGGCTTTGCCGGTATCGAGGAACTGCTGGATGATTCCAGCCTGCAAAAGCGACTTTCCCGAACCGGTTGGCGCGACGACCAGCGGGTTGCCGGGGTTGCCGGCGTCCACGTAGTCGCACACGGACTGAATGGCTTCCTGCTGATAGGGGCGTAGGATCATCGCGCCTCCCCTTTCCACGATTCCCGCTCCCGCTGCGGCTTACGCATCACCCGATCCGCACTGGTGAGATGCCACTGGCGGCATTCCGGGCATCGGTACGCCGTGCCTTCCAGCCCCTTGCGCTTGTGCGTGTAGCGGCTTTTTTGACTCAGCCGGATCTGAATCACGTCCCAGGCCAGCGCGGCAGTCGCGTAGCTGATCTTTCCGCTGGAGCAGGTCATGCGGTCACCTCGTCCAGTTGCGACTGCGCCTCATCCAGTTCTTTCAGCGCCTGTTCAAGCTCCACGGCCAAATGCCACGCCAGCGCCTCGATTTGCGGCAAGGTGGGCAGGCACAGCATCTTTCCGCGCTGAATCAGGTCTTGCAGGCGCTTGACGCGGGCGTACTTCTCGTTCAGGTTTCCCATATCAATCTCCGATAGCGATTATTCAGGGCATGGGGCGGCCTTGATAACCGCCCCATCAAGGGTTAAAGGGCTATCCGTTCTTGCGTGGCCTTCCATGCGGCGACGGCTCGCTTCTTTAGCCCGTTCTTGAGCGCGGCAACCGCCTCGCGGTAGGCTTCCAGTTCCTCTTGACTCTGGCACTCGGCAAGGGCCAGCAGCAGGTCAGCAATCGGGTCAACCTCCGGTTCCATCAACTCGCCAGTGATCGGATTCATGTCGGCAGGCATTGGCCCCTCCCGATCCAGCGCCTCGCCCAAAGGTTTCAACTTGTCGGCCAGCGTGGCTTTCAGGGCGGCGCTGCGACTTCCCGTAGGCGCGATAGGCGTTACCGGCGCTACCGGCGCGTCGTTTAACTCGACCACCTCCTCTGGGGCGTACATTCCGCTCAGTACGCCGGGGAAAATGGCGCGGATGCCCTCCGAGATGCACCTTGCTTTCAGCATTTGGCGCGGGTACTTGGAGTGCATGTCGTTCTTGATTTGAGCCTTGACCGCCCGCTGGGGCGTCCACTCAATCGTGATGCTGTCGCCGGCGGGATGGGTGAAGGTTCCCGATACCCGCTCATCGGTGTAGCAGCCCCACTGCACCTTGCCGCCTGCCGCTTGGAACCGCGCCAGCATGGCGTCGGCTTTCAGCGCCGGGCGCCCCTGAATGAGGTGGTAGTCGCGCATGGCGGTCGCCGGATGCAGGTTTTCCGCCTGGCAGAGCAGCATCAGCGCGATGGCCTGTTGCTCGGTCTGGATGCCGAACAACTTGCTGGATGCCATGACCTTGCCCATGCGGGCGATGTCGTCAAACGGGATCATGGATACGGCGGGGACTTCGATTCGGGTCAGGGCATTCATGCTTTTTTCTCCTTCGCCAGCCGGAACACCCGGCTTTGAGTGGTTTTCGTGTATTGCGCGGCCACATCGGGCAGCGCCTCTTTGAGTGCGGTCGTATCCAGCCGGGTACTGGATTGTGATTTCCAGGTGCATATCGGCTTGCCGTTCGCTCCGATCAGCGCCTCGGCGTCGCCCAAGACCGCCTTGATCTGCATCTCGGCGGCATCGGCGCTGCCCTGCTTGGCGGAAATTTCCGCTTTCAACCGGTTCAGCGAGGTCACCAGTTCCTCCTGATTCGGAGTGGCCTGTACCGTGGTGCCGGGAGTGGACTTCGGCCAGCAGCGCGCCGTGTCCTCCAGCGTGGCGATAGCAGGCGGGGTGTCGGTCGTAACGTGCCACCAGAATTCGGCGACTCCGGCCTCGATCATCTGGTGAACTTCGGGATCGGCTTCGACCGTGTAGATTTTCAGCTCTGGCCCCATGACCAGGGCGGCGACGTAGGCGACTTGCGCGCCGGTGAGCATCAGGTAGCCCTGCATTTGCAGCATCACATCGGCGTCCACCTCGTCGCTGCCGTCCGCGCCAAAGCGCGACTTGCTGCCAAAGCCGAGGCTGGTCTTCATGTCCACGACCGGGCGCTGCAACTCGCCGATTGCTCGTCCGGCGCGGTAGTCCACATGCCCGATCAGTGGGAGTGTGGGATGCAGGTACTCTTGGCGGTCGCGCCGCAAAATGCGCCCCAGCTTCTTTTCCACAAAGGGGCGCAGCACCTCTTCCATCGGCTCGCCCAGCGCGACCCGCAGGTCGCCTCCGATGTTCGGCCAGGGAGCGCGACCGGTGTAGTTCTCCCAGAGTTGGTAAGCCGTGCCGTAGCGCCCGACGCCAAGCGCCTGGGCAATCTTGCTGCAACCGAGCCGAGTCTGGTGGGACGCGGCGATGTCAATCTTTGCAGTGGCGCTCATGCGGCCTCCATCGTCTCGATAATTTTCAGTTCAAAACCTTCGATCTGCTTGGCAGAGAGCAACTGCGTCACATCCACATCGATCCGCTCATCACGCGGCTCGTATTCGCCCAGGCCGGTATACCAGGCTTGAAACCTGCGCCCGGCCACCACGTTGTGAATATCAATCTCGCCGTCATCAGTCAGGATGTACGAGACGCTGCACAGCCTCGTCTCGCCCGCCAGTTCAATTTCAGTGTCAAGATAAAAAAGTGGGCGGCTCATCCGATGAACTCCTTAATCAGCCCGCCAATCCCGTAAGCGACCGAGGCGAAGCATCCGAAAATCAGCGCCATCAGCAGCACCGCGATCACCCGATCCGTCCGATCCGACACCTGTGGGGCTTTCGTGTAGCGAGCAGCAATCCATGCCCTGCGCCCGGCAGGATCAGCGGGCGGATTCCATTCGCGAATTTCATTCTGATTGCGATTAAAGTGTGCCATTTCAGTCTCCAAAAGTGAGAATTAAGCGCGTGACATTGCCACGCGGCGATGTTGCTGGTGGTTCCGATACTTCTGTTGCCAGGCGATGTCCTCGCGGGTGACGCCCTTGACCGGCGTCAGCGGAGCCATCAGGGCGTTTTCATCCTCGTCATCCTGAGCCGCCAAGGCAGCGGTTGCCTCGGCCAACAGCCGCTCCGAGCGCAGCAGGATCGCGGCGGTCAGCCCTTTTTGAAGGCGGGCATCACAAGCCAGTTCCCGCAGCCGGGAGTTGAGCGGCGCGGAAAGCAAATCCGCCCAGGCATCGGCCACATGAGCAATGGTTTCAAGGCTGGAATCCATGTCGATCTCCTTAATCCGCATCAATCGTGACGAAATAGCCCGACTCGGTTTCCTCCACCGTCATCGGGGCGTCGCTATCGCTCAGACCCTCAATCCAGTGTCGAACTCCTGCAAGGGCGTCTTTGGCGCTGTTGGCAATGCCGATCTGATCAAAGCCTTCGTCGGGATCGTCGTCGGTATAGCGATAATGCAGGGGCTTTTTTGTTTCGCTCATCTTTGCTGCTCCTTTTCGTTTGCGTGGTTGACGGTGATAATAATAGTATCTTTAGGATACCAAAGCAAGGATTTAATAACCGCCCAATAGGCGGTTAAGGTGCTGCGAGACAGGGTTAGACGCCAATCCGGCGCAGCGGGTTAGGCCAGGCATCCGGGGCGGGTGGCGACATGCGAACTTCGCGCATCCCGATCAGGGCAAGGCAGGCGATAGCATCCACAAAGCCCATTTCCTGACCTCGCCCCTGCCGCCAGTTTTCGCCAGTACCGGGTTCCCGATGAAGCCCTAGCAGGGCCGCGCAGAGCGCATGGTAGGCTTCGCGTTCGTTGTTGTGGGAGAGGGTTCGGAGTTCTTCCGAAAAGCCAAATCCGACTTCTAAGCCGTCATTCCAGACTTCATCATCGTCATGCTCGACCGTCCAGCCGAGCAGGCGTTGATGGTGATCCAGGCGCACAAAGGACAGGTCTTCGGCGCGTCTCGGATTTTTGACGGCTGGCTTTTTCTCTCGCGCCGGAGCGGCAGTGACCGCAGATTCTACCCTGGCGACCGACTCGCTAATCTGTTGCAGCAAGACGGAGGTTTGTTGATCCGGCGCGGGCAGGGCCAGCTTGCCTTTGGTAATGGGCATCGCTTCCAGGAAGGCCATGGCCTCTTCAAACCGGCGGGCGGGAAGTTGCGAGTATTTTCCCAACTCAAAATGATCGTTCAATCCAGTGTAGAAAAAGGAAATGTACTTTCCGGTCTCCCTGGATCGACGGGTCGCCATCTGCCGGATCGCGCTTTGTTGCGCCGGAGTGATCGGATCGTCGGAAATCGCGGGAGTGGGAAGGGGTAGGGAGGCTTGGGAACCATGCAAAATGGATTCAACTTGCAGGTCGCACCAGATAGCAAAGCGGGTATCCAGCCAGCGAGAGAATGGAACCCCAAGCTTGGGGTGCATCCAGGTTCCTCCCCCAGCGGTTGGGTTGCCAAACTTGGTTATAACTAATTGATTTTTATCAAGTGTGAGAAAATCACACACTTGATTGATGTAGGATTTGGTATCCGGCAACGCCAGCCAGTCTACTGGACGCCTATCAAACGGTTTAGCCACAGCGGTTGCGTTGAAAAACGCATCATTCGTGAAGGGAACCTTGAGAGACAGACCTTCGTGTTCGTAGGTCTTGACGATCATTTGGGTGTTCATGGGTACAGCCTCTATCGTTTTTTCAATTACCTTCATTAGAAGGTGGTCAGGAAGTTGAAAACCGCGATAGACGGCGCAGGGTATTGGATATTTCCCCGCCTTCCTGACCATTGATCAGGGCGCAAAAAAACCGCAAGGCTTTCGGGTGCGGGTACCGCTATCGGGAGTTTTCAAGCTCCGAGTTCAGCATAGCCCCGCTTGATCTGAAAAATCAACTACAATTATTCAACCCCCTTTGTGGCCGTGATGATTTTCCCGTTGTATAGCTGGCAGATGAAGGATTCCGCCCCGCCATACGCGCCGAACGAGTTCTTGGCGTTGACGTGGATCGTGATGGTGGCGAGCTTGCCGTCAACCGTAGTGTCCGGTTTCCCTTCAATTCGCAGCGATTTACGATCCTTCCAGTCTAAATGGCCGCGAATATAGTCCAAGCAGGTATAAGCGTTGTCGGGCGGCATCCCCGGCGTCGAAGGTCTGCTGGCAGCGCCAGAAACCGCAAAAATAACGACCCCGACAATCCACAATGGAGGCGCAGCAACGGCAGCCCCCATCAGCCACCACCAGATCGACATCTTCGTCTTTTTTGCTCCGTGCCAGCACCCCACCACCACCAGCCCCACCACCAGCCCCATGATCCACAGATTCATCTCTCGCCATCCTCATTACAGTCGTCAAAAGGGATTATTTTCGTACCCTTTCATTTTTGAAACGCCGTGAAACGAATCTCGTTTCAAAAATGAAATCCGCTCAAACAGTGTCATTCCCGGTCAACCCCTGTGCCAAAGCGCCGATCCCGTCCGTGAATTTTTTAGTATCCAAAAGTAACCCGTTCCTATAAAATACTTGTACATTAGCAGTCACCTATAACCTAACCGGGACACTCTCGCTTGAATCCGCACATTGATCACCTTGATATGGCATTCGTTATTCGCTTGGCTAAGACACTGGGAGTCTCGTTAGAGTGGCTCCTTTTCGGGACGGGAGAAGAACCTAAGCCTCGCTGCTGCCAGGAATGCCAGTCACCCCCCCCCCGAAAATAAAACGCATGTATCAGAAAAATAACGCCTCCGCTAGTTTTTAGTGGCCGCGCTGGTCGCCGCATCCAGCATCGCTTCAAAGATCTGGCGGCTGCGCGGATCGAGCTTTTCGATCTGCTGTGCGGTCTTTTTGGACGCGGTCGCGGGCGCGGGGCGCATATCGCCGCGTCCGGTCATCAGCCAGTCAAACGACACGTTCAGCCCATTGGCAATCCGCTGGGCGGTCGTGGCGGACGGGAGCTTCATCCCATGCCGCCAGGCGTGGATGGTGGTGCTTTTCACCTCGAACGCTCGCGCTAATTCGAGTTGGGTTTCGCCGATGGTGTGCCGCGCCTGGTAGCAGGCTTCGCGGAAGCGGACGGCAAATTCTTTGTGTTCGCCAGACGGCGGGCCGGGGATTTTCTTAGGCATATATCACTCCTCATCTTGCCGTTTTCAGTCGCTATCGGATACCATAATCGTCATGAACGATATCCAACGTGCGATCCACATCATCGGTACGAACCGGCTGGCGAAGGCTTGCCGGGTCAAGCACCCGTCCGTCAATAAGTGGGGCAAGGCGGGCCGACTTCCGCGAACGGAGTGGACGGGGGAAACCCGCTATGCCGAAGTCATCGAGCAGCTTTCAGAAGGGCGGGTGACGGTCAAAGAGCTGCTGCGCCTGCCGCACCGTCCGCCTCGCTAACCGCTCCCGATCCGGGGGGGCATCCCAGAGAAAAACAGGATGCCTTTGTAGGGTTAATCATAGTAGCTACAAGTTACCATTACAAGTCATGCGGCGTATGTGCGGTAGCGCACATAGCGATGGATTGTCCGTAAAATTATCTTCTATAGCGAGAAAAAATCATGCCATTTCAGCGGGGAAACGCCGTTATTTTGTTGATAATCAGCGGTTTAAGAGTTGTTGAGTCAGTATCTAAAAGCGACTATGGTAGGCAAAGAAAAAGCCCCGGCGCAGGGGCTTTCCGATTCAACGCAACAGCAACAAAGGAATTTTCAATGAAGGCTCATTGTAGCACATCGGGCGGGAACGGAAACGCAATCCGGCTTCCCGTTGAAATGCTGGAAAGGGTTTATACGGGAATCACCGATTTTTATCCCGCAATTCCAGATGATTCGCTAATGGAGTATGTCGCCCTCGTAGATTTTATGCGTATGGCGCTGGATGAGCTGATCCGAGTTTCAGCCCAAGGGGAGGACGCGCCATGAGGGACTACGGCAAAGTTTCGGCTCAATTCTGGACAGGGAAAACCGGGCGAGCATTGCGCGGCGATCCGACCGCTCAGGTGATCGCGCTGTACCTGATGACCAGCCCTCACTCCAACATGATCGGAGCCTATTACTGCCCAATCGCCTATATCGCCAACGATACCGGCATCCCCTTTGAAGGGGCTTGCAAGGGGCTTGATAAGTTAGTGACCGATGGGTTCTGTGAGTATGACGCCGACTCCGATTGGGTATGGGTGCGCGAGATGGCGCGGTTCCAAATCGCGGAGTCTCTAAAAGCGAATGACAATCTGGTGATCGGGATTCGCAAGGAATACCGACAGCTTCCAGAGGGGGGGATTAAATCGCATTTTTTTGAAAGGTATTCAGAGGCTTACCACCTATCCAGCCCTTCTGGAATCGCCGCCGATAAGCAAGCCCATTTGAAGGGGCTTGGTAAGGGGCTTGGTAAGGGGGTTAGCAAGCCCCTCCGAAGCCAAGAGCAGGAGCAGGAGCAGGAACAGGAGCAAGAGCAGGAACAGGAACAAGACTTAAAACATTCATCACCTGAAGGTGATGTCGTCGTCTCGCCGCCGGGCGACACCCCCCCTACCGCCCTCTCGAAAGCCAAGATCGACCCCACGCCGTATCAAGCCATCGTCGCGCTGTACCACGAATGCCTGCCTACCCTGCCTACCGTCGCCAAGCTCACGCCCCTTCGCAAAACCCAGATCAAGCGAGCCTGGCGTGAAGACCTCAAGACCCTGCCCGACTGGGAACGCTACTTCCGCTACATCGCCGAACAAAACGGATTCCTCGTCGGCAAGGTGCCGGGCAAAAACGGCAAAGCCCCGTTCACCGCAAGCCTGGAGTGGATCACCCACGACGGGCACATGACCAGCATCATCGAAGGCAAGTACGAGGATCACGACCATGCCTGAACTCTTCTCCCGCGAGGCTGAACAAGCCGTCATCGGCGGACTGTTTGTCTCGCCGATTGCCTTCGCTGAAATCGCCGACCGAGTCGCCCTGTCCGACTTCGCCGGGGCCGATCACCGGCACATCTGGCAGGCCATGGCGGCGCTGACGGCTGAACACCGCCCGATTGACATCCTCACCGTCGCCGAACGGCTGGAACGGGACGGGCTGATTCCCGGCCAGGTGGACTTCTCGTACCTCGGCCTGCTGGCGCACGACACCCCGTCTGCGGCGAACGTCCGCACCTATGCCGACCTGGTGCGCGGCTACTCCAAGCGCCGGCAACTGGCGGTGATCGCCACCCAACTGGCGGCGCTGGCGCACAGCGAGTCGGATGTCGAGAAGGCCATCAACAGCGCCAAGGCCGCGCTGGCGACGCTGGAATCCACAGGCAAGGCCGACACCCTACAGCCCCTGTCCGTCGCCCTGAGCGCGGTACTGGCCGACCTGGATGCGCGAGCCAACCACACGCCTCGCCTGCTCGGCGCCTCGACCGCTCTGGACGCGGTAGACCGCATGACGGACGGGCTGCAACCGGGCCGGCTGTACGTGATCGCCGGACGCCCCTCGACCGGCAAATCGCTGATCGGGCTGCAATGGCTATGGGCGGCAGTGGCCGCAGGGCACAACGGGCTGCTGGCGACGCTGGAAATGGGCGCCAAGGAAGTCGCGGCGCGGCTGCTCGCCAGCGAAACGCCGATAGACCACGGCCAGTTGCAATCGGCGCGGCTGGATGAAGCCGACTGGGGAAAGCTGGCGGAATCCGCAGCGGGGCTGATGAGCGCCGCGCTGTGGATCGACGATTCGCCGTCGCTGTCCATCGCCGAACTCCAGAGCCGGGCGCGTCGCCTGCATCGCCAGCACCCGCTCGGCATCGTCGTCGTGGACTACATCGGGCTGATGACCGGCAACAAAACCGGCAGCCGCTACGACAACCGGGCGCAGGAAGTGGGGCAAATCTCTGGCGGGTTGAAAGCCTTGGCGCGAGAGTTGAACTGTCCGGTCGTCGCGCTGGCGCAACTGAACCGCGATCTCGAACAGCGCACCAACAAGCGCCCGATCATGGCCGATCTGCGGGAAAGCGGCAGCATCGAGCAGGACGCCGACGTGATCGGGTTCCTCTACCGCGACGAGTTGTACGACGAAGCGAGCCTCGACAAAGGCTGCGCGGAGTTGATTTTTCGCAAAAACCGCCAAGGCAAAATCGGCACAGTCCCGCTCAAGTTCGAGGGCCAGTTTTGCCGGTTTAGCGCGCTGGCCGGAGGGCTACCGAGCCAGAACGCGCCCGCAGCGCCGAAAAAAGGCAAGGGTTTCCGCAAGGGAGGCGACTACGTTGACTACTGAAATTCTGGACAGGATTCGGGCCAGGGGCGTTCCCTCGATTCCCTCCGCGACCGTCCTCGCCAATGGGCGCCGGGCGCAACTGGCGACGTTCCCCCCGGAATTGCGGGAAGCGATGAAGGTCGCCGCCAAGCGCCACGCCTGGACGCCGGAAACCTGGATGATCCAGGTGGCGCTGATCGCCGATTGCCGACATGCCGGACGCTGTTCCGACGACGATTTGGTTTTAGCCTATCAAAACCCACCACCAGAATAGCCCTAGAAGCCGTCAAAACGGGCGCGTGTGGCGTCCGTTTCTGCTTTTGCTACCAACGTAGCGGGTCGGTTGAAATCGTGGCTTAAAACGCAAAATAGGCGGCACGGCGATTTTAGGCTGTCCTGCGCGGGCGAGGCTTAGGAGTTGAGTTGCGCTCCCGCAAAAAAAAGCAGATAATAGTATCTGAAAGCAACCAAAGGAAAAACGTATGTGGATTTTTTTGAATGACGCCTTTTTGAGTATCGTCGAGGACAAAAATAACCCTGATTTCCTGCTGGTGCGCGGGCGGATCAAGGGCGATATTGAGCAGGTGTTTCCAGACTATTTAGCCATAGAAGGCGAGGGTACGGACTATCGCTTTCGCGCCTTGGTGGAGCGGGATATTGTCGCCGAGGCGCTGTACCATGCCGCTTGCAACGTGGATTACGGCAATTTCAAGAGCAGCGTCCAGGAGCGCGAGCGCCACGATAAGTACATGAAAGTGTGGGAAGTGATGGCGAATTGGCAGTCGCAAGCTGAGTCAAGAGAGCGGGCGACTGAAAAAGCCGCGAAATTGGCGGCAAAATCGGCTGAAAAACCCCTAAAACCGGCAAGCAAAAGAGTCAAAACCAGTGGCTAAAAAGCTCTACGATTTATCAGTAAAAACGCGCACCTACACTGATAATCAGGGTAAGGAGAAAGGAGTCTGGCAGAATGTTGGCTCAGTCTGGCTGGGGGATGACGGCGGCAAGTGGATCACGCTGTCGCGCTGGTTCAACCCGGCTGGGGTGAATGTCGAGCCGAATCGGGACAGCATTATGGTTTCGATGTTCAAGCCGGAGGACAAGAACGTGGTGATCCAGGACGTGCCGCGATCCGCGCCGCAACGGGCCGCACCTGCGCCGGCGCCGGCAGAGGACGACATCCCGTTCTGACGCCCGCAATTATCGCTGATAGCGGCTGATACAGTCTCCCGACGAGGGCGTCGGAAAACAAAAAACCGCAACACTGAAATCACAGTGCTGCGGCTGGTTTATAACTCTTGACGACATGGTGAATGATGTGGCTTCAAAAATTAGAAGTGAAATGGTTCTGGTAACTCCCGAAATGGCAACAAAATATCTCAGTTGCAACGAGCAGAATCGTCGGGTTCGCTTGGGGTGGGTGGATTGTCTAGCGACTTCGATTAAGAATGGAGAATGGCAATTTACTCATCAAGGGATTGCGTTTTCAGAAACCGGGAGGCTACTGGACGGGCAGCATCGGCTTATGGCGATTGCGAAGGCGGGGATTCCGGTTTCTGTCATCATCACCCATGGGTTAGATGATAATACCTTCGCCGCGATTGATTGCGGCATAAGACGAACCGACGAAGATTTAACGCGGCTACCTAAATTCACGGTGGAAGCAACGAAACTACTGATAACTATTATGAATTTTGATGTTAATGGTTATTTGAGTAGATCAGCGAAAAAAACTACTCCCGCCCAAATTCACTTGTATGCCGACATTATAGGCGTTTTCTGTGATCTGCTTCTGAAGAAAGCGCCTACCAAAGCGGCGATATTTAGCTCTACTCCGGTGAGGTTAGCGGCGATTTACGCGATGATGACAGGGGAGTCACTGGATTATGTGATTTCCACGTATCGGAAACTGGTATTGAGAGATACAGCGTCTATGTCTCCGATTTGTCATTCGGCGGTACGCCAGGTACTTACAGGAACAGTGACCACCAGAGGAGGTGATGATGTTCGTATTGAGAACTTTGCTCGGTTTATCGCCGTGTTTAAAGAAACGAACAAGAACGTCTTGAAACTCAAGGCCCGCGACCGGACGACCGTAATCCAAGAGGTGAGAAAAGAACTCAAGCATTGGTTTTCTAGTGAGGTTTCTCCAGTATTGAAATCAAAGATTGAAACGGTACGCTCATCTGTTTATGAACAGATGACATTAACGCAGGAGCGCAAGGAAACCGCATGATCACCCCCAAGCCCGACCGCCCGCGTCCCGATTTGCGCTGCCCGTATACCGGCTGCGCGTCGCCGGTGATCCAGTTTAAACTGTCCGCCGATCCGAAGCAGACAGGGTTTCGCTGCCGCGTCCACGGCATGATTGCCCCGCCCGTAGCGGCCAGTGCGGCCAGCGGGTTCACAGCGAAATCGTAGCGTGACTCTTTTTTAATCCCTGAAAGCGACTATACTTCACCCATAAGGACACAGCCCATGTCAAGAATATCGTTTGATGATGATCCGAACCTCACCCTGGCCGACCGGCTGGATGCACTGACGACGATCCGCGATAACGTGGACGCGCAGATCACCGCGATCCGGCAGGATATTCGAGATCAAATCTTGAAGCTGAACGCGCTGATCAATCCGCAGCCGGTCAAGGTCGCCAAGGTCAGGCCGCCCAAGCCGCCTCGGTACGCCAACCCCGACGATCCGCTGGACACCTGGAGCGGGTACGGACGCCGCCCACCGTGGTTTCAGAAGGCGACCCGCGATGGAATTGATCCGGAGACGTTAGAGATTCCGGGTTATTCATGATCGAGCCGCTGCTGACGCTGACCTTGCCGGTACCGCCGTCCATGAATCACATCTGGCGGCATGTCGGCGGGAAGGTGCTACTCAGCAAAGCGGCGCGGGACTACCGAAAGGCGGTCAAGGCGCACGTCACCGGCCTGTTGCTGGTGCTGCGCTGGAAGCCGCTGGAAGGGCGGCTGGCCGTTAAAGCGATACTGTATCCGAAAACCGCTGCGCCCCGCGACTGCGACAACGTGTTCAAGGGTATCGGCGATGCCCTCACCGCCTCCGGGGTCTGGCTGGATGACGCTCAGATTGACTGCTTGATGATTGAGCGAAAGCCTGCCGACAAATTCAATCCCCGCGTCATTGTTGAGATTAGAGAGTACCCATCATGCCCCTTCTAGTGAAACGACTGCGGGAGAGCGCCATCCTCCCGACTCGCGCCCATGAGACGGACGCGGGGCTTGATCTGTACGCCGACATTCCTGAGCCGATCCGCATCCCCCCCGGAGAGCGGGTCTTGGTGCCGACCGGGATTGCGATCAGCCTGTGGCCGTGGACGTGCGGGCAGATCTGGCCGCGATCCGGCATGGCCGTGGCCTTTGGCGTGGATACGCTGGCCGGCATCGTGGATTCCGGCTATCGCGGCGAGGTCAAGGTGGCGCTGATCAACCACGGCCATGATCGGGTCACGATTAACTCCGGCGACCGCATCGCCCAACTGGTTCTCGTCACGATTGCACGGGATGAGGTTCTGGAAGTCTCCGAATTGCCCTCGGCGGATCGTCGTGGCAACGGATTCGGGAGCAGCGGAGTTTGAGTGCCGTGGAGCGAGTGGACTGCCAAGGCGACCTGTTGGTGGTGAATGCCGCCAGGGCGTCGCTGGATAAGCAGCACATGACGTTTGACGGCGTGAACGATCAGCGGCTACTGAACTACCTGGCGCTCCATGGGCACATCAGCCCGTTCTTTCACCCGCAGATCACGCTGCGAATCACCGCGCCGATTTTCATTGCTCGACAACTCATGCGAAGCACGGTCGGGCTGGCGGTTTCGGAAGTCAGCCGGCGTTATGTCTCGACCCCGCCCACCTACTGGCACCCGGTCGCGTGGCGTTCTGCCGTAGCGAACGTCAAGCAGGGCAGCGGCGGCGCTCTACCCAAAGCCAAGGCGCGGCTGGTCGGAGCGATGTACCGGGCCGTCCTGGCGGTCTGCGATACCGCCTACCGCCTACCGCCTCAGTCTCAGGATCGGACTGTGTCCAGAGCAGGCGCGGGCGATGCTGCCGCTTTCGCTGGAAACGACCTGGATTTGGACGGGTTCGCTGTACGCTTTTTGGCGGGTTTATCAGTTGCGATCCGAGGCACACGCGCAGCAGGAAAGCCAGTGGATCGCGGCGCAGATTAAACGGGAATGCCGGGCGCAATGCCCTGAGAGTTGGACAGCCTTGGAGAATGCCCTGTCGTGAGTGAGCCGATTGATTTCTACGGAGTGGCTTGGCCGCAAGAGTGCGCTGACCCGATTGTCGAGACGGTACGCCAGAAGCTGAAAGCGCGATCCGAGGTCGGGATTGCGAAGTACGGCCATACCCTGGCACGAACCGATTTAAGCCGGCTGGATTGGCTGCGTCACGCTCAGGAAGAGGCGATGGACTTGGCGCTGTACCTGCAAAAGCTGATCGATCTGGAAATGTCACCGCCGGACTGGAGCGCCGCATGATCCTGTTCAAGACGCCGTCGGACTTTGTGCTGACGCTGTGGGAAGACGCCGATGAGGCAGCCGCGATGATCGGACTACCGGCCTCCGCGCTACTGGCCCAGGCCGCGAACGAAACCGGGTACGGCAAGCACATCCCACAGGCGGGGACGGTGTTCAGCTACAACCTGTTCGGCATTAAGGCGGGGAAGTCCTGGACAGGGCCGACCGTCAAGAACCAGACCGCCGAGCATGGCAAAGCAGGCTGGCGACAAGAAGCGGCATCCTTCCGGGTGTACGCCAGCTATGCCGAGAGCTTTAAGGGCTTTGTCGCATTCCTGAAAGCCAATGCCCGATACAAGCCCGCACTGAATCGCGCCGAAGAGGGCGATGTCGGCGGATTCTTTCGGGCCTTACAAGTCGCCGGCTATGCGACCGACCCCGATTATGCCGACAAGATTATTGCGATTGAGCGGCGCATTAAACAGATTAGGAGTTGAGCATGAATCTTATTGAACTCCAAGCTGAAAAGAGCTAACCCATGGCCCTCGTTTACAAAGACCGAGTGCAAGAAACCACCACCACTACCGGCACCGGGACACTCACCCTTGCGGGTGCGGTGTCCGGGTTTCAATCGTTTTCCGCGATTGGCAATGCAAATACCTGCATCTACTGTATCGAAGATGCGAACGGCGCGTGGGAAGTGGGCGTGGGCACCTACACTCTCAGTGGAACGACACTGGCCCGCACCACGGTATTAGCGAGTAGCGCGAGCGGGAGTGCGATTACGCTGAGTTCCGGGACTCATAAAGTTTATGTGACTGCCGATGCGCGAATTATGACCGCCGCCGATAGAATGCGAGTCGGGGGATTCAGCGCCCGAGGAGACGGCAGTACGCTGATTACCATTACCAATGGCGGCACGACGCTGGTTTCTTCTGCTGCGAAAACCGAAGACTTCGATATCGATAGCGCATTTGACCCGTCTACAGGAATTTGGCAGCCCACTCAATCAGGGGTGTATATCGTTGGAGGATCGGCTATTACGAACAGCACCGCAACAAGCGGATCAACCTTTGCAGTTTATTGCGACTGGTCTACTGATGGGAGTTCATGGTCTTCTACGGAGAATCGTGGGTTGTTGTGGCGAGGGATTAGCGGCGCAGTAGGATCGGTGGGCGGAAGTGGCGCGTTTTTAGTGTATGCCAACGGATCAACGGATCGTTGGAGATTGTCGGTTTTTTATAATGGGGCAGGTACGATCACAGTTCCCGGTATTGCCGGAAATAAAGACTGGATTCGATTTTGGGCAAAATATATGGGGGAAACCTCCTAATGTTAGCGAATGCGCTATTGCAAATTTACCCTGATTTGCAATTCGGGCCGAACGAACCCGGCGTGGAATGCGCGATTTACCGCGAAAACGGCGTGGATTCTATCGTTCAATGGAACCGCCCCGAACCGCAACCGAACGAATCCGAATTGCTGGCGGCTTTTGACGCGCTGGCATGGGCGAAAGCCGAGAAAAAAGCCGAATTAGCGGCCTCTCGCTACACCGCTGAAATCGGCGGGATGGTCTGGAATGGCTGGCCGGTGGCGACCGATGAACGCTCTCGAATCTCGATGTTGGGCGCAGTGATTCAGGTGAATATGGGCCTTTGGTCGGGTGGCTGGAAGTTTGCCGATGGCGTCTTCCGGGCATTGACAGGCGAACAAGTGGTGGCGATGTCCGCATCGGTCGGCGCTCATGTAGCGGCCTGTTTCGCGCAAGAGTCCGCTCGGCTGGCAACGCTTGAAACGGCGGATACGCTAGAAGCCATTGCTCAGGTGGTGTGGTAAATGATTCTTTCCGGCGCTCCCGTTTCCGGTTGTCCGATTGCGGCACGGGTTGCGGATGCGGGCGCAACACCCATCCCGCTCACCGGCGCGGCGCTGTCCGTGATGACCGCAACCGGTGTGGTCACCATGACGATGCCGCTGACCGGGGCAGCATCCGGTCAAGCCACAGCGACGGGAGCCGTCACTATGGCCTCCGCGCTGGCGGCAACGGCAACGGCCACCACAACAGCAACCGGCGACGTGCGAATGCAGATCACCGTGGCCGGGAACGCGGTCGCGGCGGCAGCCACAGCGGGCGGTACTCTCCAGATGACCACCCCTGTTTCTGGATCGGCTGCGGGGCAAGCCACAGCGACGGGCGATGTAAAGATGACATTTGCGCTGTCCGGCGCAGCACTGGCGCAAGCGACCGCAGCCGCTAACTTGACCGCGCTGTCCGCAGGCCAGTTGGCCGGCAACGCCCAGGCTCAGGCCAGCGCCAGCGGCAGTTTGATGATGAATGTCGCACTGGCCGGTACGGCTCAGGCGCGGGCATCGAGCGCCGGGAACGTGACCAGCATCATTCCGATTTCCGGGGCTGCCGTATCGGCTATGGGCGCAACCGGAAACCTCATCGTCACGCTCGGTTTTGGGCTGTCCGCAGCCGCATTGGCTCAGGCCAGCGCGGGCGGGAGCATCACGATGACCATTCCGCTCTTGGGCGCGGCGGTGTCTCGCGCTGTCGTCGCCGGGGCTTTGGGATTGGACAGCGACAACTGGCTCCCCAACCCAGGCCGGACGCTGATCGTCCTGGCCGAGAATCGAACGCTGACCCTCACCGCAGGACAACGAGTGATCGTGCTATGACCGTAGGCGAATTTAAGCGGGTGGTTCCTGATGGTGTGCTGATCGAGAAAAATCCGACCAGCACCTTGGACTATGTGATCGATCTATCGCTGGAAATGGCTGCGTCGGGCGATACGCTGGCGACAGTCACCTGGGATGTCCCGGCAGGGCTGACCTCTGTGCTGACCAGCAAGACGGACACTCAGGCGGTCATCTGGCTGACGGGCGGAACCTATTCCTCGTCGGTGACCACGCAGTACGTGGTGACCTGCACTTACACCACGACCGCAGGGCGCGGCGACAGCCGTCAATTCACGGTACTGATGCGCCCGGTGTATGAGTTTTAATCGGCTTTTTAATCCCCAGGAGTGATGACATGACGTTTTTTAAGAGACTAAGCATGGCGTTGGTTTTGTTGGTGGCCTCGGTAGCGGCGTATCCCGCAGCGATGACCGATACCCTCGAAAACAGCGTCATAGACTGGCTGTTACGCGGGCAAGCCTTTACGCCTCCAGCGACCGTCTGGGTGGCGCTGTTCACAACCTGCCCGACCGACAGCACGGCTGGGACGGAGGTGACGGGCGGCAGCTATGCGCGAGTGAGCATTGCATCGAGCCTGGCGAATTGGGCCGGTACGCAGTCCTCCGGCAGCACGGTCGCATCGTCGGGAACGGGCGGCACCACCTCGAACAATGCAACCGTCCCCTTCCCTCCGGCGACTGCGGATTGGGGTACGGTCAACTGCTTCGGCCTCATGTCGGCATCCAGCGGCGGCACGTTGTACATCTACACCGCGCTGACCACGCCCCGCACCATCACGAACGGCTCGACGGCGAGTTTCGCCGCTGCCGCGCTGACCTTCCAGATCGACAACTAATGACCACCACTCCCGGCGCGAATCACGTCGAATGGCTGCCGGTCACGGGCCTCATCCCCTTTGCCCGCAACGCCAAGACGCACTCGGATTCCCAAATTGCAAAAATTGCTGGGTCAATCCGGGAGTTCGGCTTTAACGCGCCGGTACTGGTGGACGCCACGGACGGCATCATCGCCGGGCATGGCCGAGTGCTGGCGGCGCGCAAGCTCGGCATGGAGACGGTTCCGTGCGTCCGGCTGCCGCACTTGTCGGAGACGCAGAAACGGGCCTACATCATCGCCGATAACCGACTGGCGGAACTCGCCGAGTGGGACAACGACCTGCTGGCCGTGGAACTGGAAGACCTCAAGATCGAGGGCTTTGATCTGGAGTTGACCGGCTGGGACGGCGAAGAACTGGACGCGCTGCTGGAGGAACTCCAGGAGGAGGTGCCGGACAACGCCGACGACAGCGGCAGCGAGATGGATCTGGCTGACGAACTCCAGGAGAAGTGGCAGACCGCAACCGGGCAACTCTGGCGGATCGGCGAGCATCGCCTCTACTGCGCCGACTGCACGAATCCGGAAAACGTAGCGCGACTCCTGCAGGGCGAGAAAGCGGCGATCTGCTGGACAGATCCGCCCTGGAACGTGGCGTATGGCGAAGAATTCAGAGGCGGGAATAACGCCCTCGGCTGGAAGAAGCGAACCATCGCCAATGACAACTTGGGCGACCAGTTCCCGGAGTTTGTCGCGCAGTTCGTGGCCGCTATCTTTGGCGCGGTACTGCCGGACGCTCCGCTCTACATGGCGATGTCGGCACAGGAGTGGCCGGTGATTCACGCCGGGCTGACCGGCGCGGGGTTCCACTGGTCAAGCACGGTGATTTGGGCGAAGGACAGCCTGGTGGTTAGCCGCAAGGATTATCACACTCAGTATGAACCGCTCTGGTACGGATGGCGCGGCGATGCGGCGCGGCTGTGTCCCGTCGAAGATCGCAAGCAATCCGACCTGTGGCAAATCCCTCGCCCCAAGCGGTCGGATCACCATCCCACAATGAAGCCGATTGAACTGGTGCAGCGCAGTCTCGAAAACAGCAGCCGCAAAGGCGATCTGGTGTTTGAGCCGTTCGCCGGGTCGGGCACGACGCTGATCGCGGGCCAGAATTGCGGGCGGCGGGTCTACGGGATTGAGATGGAGCCGAAGTATGTCGCCTGCATCCTGGAACGGATGGTGGCCGCGTTCCCGCATCTGTCCGTGACGCTGGAGGATGCGCCATGACCGCGATCCGTACCGCGCCCACTGCCGCGCCTCGCAAAAAGAAGAAGCCCGACTGGGCGAAAATCCGCGCCGGCTACGAGACGGGCGGGACGCTGAGAGGACTCAGCGAGAAGTACGGCGTGGCCTGGCAGACGATCCAGCATCGCAAAGACAAAGAGGACTGGAGTCAGGATTTCAAGGAAGTCATTCTTCGTAAGGCCGAAGAGCAACTGGCCGGGCTGTCCGTCAACGACGACGCGGATAAAAGGGCGGCGGCGATAGCCGAGGAAGCCGCCAAGAAAGCAACGGTACTGGCGCGGCATCGCAATGAATGGAACGCGGTACGCAAGCTGGCCTATGAAGCCATCCAGGACGGCAAGCACGATTTTGAGAAAGCCAAGCTGGCGAAAATCACCAGCGAAACGCTGCAAATCGTTCAGCACAACGAGCGCAAAGCCTGGGGGCTGAACGATCCAGCGCCGGTCGCTACGGACACTGCCGGCGTGGATCGGCAGCAGACCGCGATGGTGGCGATCAATAATCTACTGGCCTCCATCGTCCTGGTGAAGCACGAACAGGGCACAACGGACTCGGACGATGCTCGATAGAGCCTTACAGCGGAGCCTTAAAATCGGGCTGCCGCGCCACTTGCGCTACCTGCAAGAAGATCAGCAATCCGCGATCATGCGGCGGATCGAGTGGCTGTCCTCGGCGCGATCCTCGCAGCTTATCCCGCCCGGAATGTTCATTCACCTCATTTTGGCCGGGCGCGGGTTCGGTAAGACGCTGACGGCCAGCCAAGAGGCGTGGTGGCTGGCCTCATCAAACCCCGGCTGGCGGATCGCGGTCGTCGCGCCTACGGCGGGAGACTTGCGCCGCACGGTGTTTGAGGGCGACTCTGGATTGCTCCGGGTGACGCCTGCCGAGGTGCTGCGTGGCGGCGAGATCGGCCATGCCTACAATCGCTCCCTGTTTGAAATGCACTTCAAGAACGGATCGTTGATTCAAGGCTTTGCGGCAACCGAGCCGGATCGGCTGCGCGGGCCACAGTTTCACGCCGCGTTCTGCGATGAATTAGCCGCTTGGTCAAGATTGCAGGACACTTGGGACCAGTTGATGATGACCCTGCGGCTTGGAAAACAGCCGCGAGTGGTGATTGCCACCACTCCCCGTCCGGTCGCGATGATCAAGCAGCTTCTGGCGCGGCAAGGTCAGGATGTCTATGTGGTGCGCGGCAGCACCTTTGAGAACGTCGCTAATCTCGCGCCGGGATTCATCGCCACGCTGCGGCAACGCTACGAAGGGACGCGCCTCGCTCGACAAGAGTTATACGCCGAGGTGCTGGAAGACGTGCCGGGCGCGCTGTGGCAACGGACGGAGATTGACCAGCATCGCGCCAAGGACACTCCGGCGTTGCAGCGGGTCGTGGTCGCGGTTGATCCGGCGGTCAGCAATACCGAGGGCAGCGATGAAACCGGAATCATTGTCGCCGGGTTAGGCACGGATCGGCGCGGGTACGTCCTGGAAGACGCCACCTTGCGCGGCGCTCCTGACGAGTGGGCACGGCAGGCGGTCAGGATGTACGACGCTCACCGGGCCGATTTGCTGGTCTCTGAGGTCAACAACGGCGGCGATCTGGTGATGGCGACCGTCAAGACCGCAGCACAAGACCTGTTTCAGCGGGGCGAACGCCCCAACCCGGAAATCAATCAGCGCAAAATCCACAGCAGCCGGGGCAAGGTGATCCGGGCCGAGCCGATTGCCGCGCTGTACGCCCAAGGCCGGGTCAGTCACATCCACTCACTGCCGACGCTGGAAGATCAGATGTGCGTGTTCACCAGCGACTTTGACCGGGGGAAATCCGGGTACTCGCCGGATCGCGTGGATGCGCTGGTGTTTGCGCTGTCAGAACTGATGCTCAACCAAGCGCCGATTGTGGCGGGCGCAGCAGGCCGGACGCGGGAATCGCCGTGGCAGTGAACCTGTAAGCAATCCTTACACGTTGCAACGCGCAACAAACGCGCAAGCCTCGTTTTATTTCCCCGATGTTTGCGCGTTTTGTTAAAGTATCCGATAGCGATAATTTTGATTCCTTTCGAGGGCAGTGCGTCATGGTCGATCTGGTCCAGGTAGGCGATTCCGGCTTACGCCGCAGCGGCGGGTATATCAGCGAAGAATTCCTGCCGGAACTGCGCGGCAGCCTGGCCGTTCGCCAGTACCGGCAGATGGCCGATAACGACGCCACCATCGGCGCGATCCTGTTTGCGATTGAAATGCTCTGCCGTCAGGTCACCTGGGACATGCAGCCGGTCGATGACAGCAGCGGGGCCGATGACGGAGCCGAGTTTGCGGAACAGGTGCTGTTTGACGATATGGAGATGCCCTGGGACAGCTTTATTTCGGAAGTGCTGTCGATGCTGGTCTACGGCTACGCGCCCTTTGAGACGGTCTGGAAGCTTCGCAAGGGCGACAGCAAAGACCCGCGCTACCGATCCCGATTCAGCGACGGCAAGGTAGGGTTACGGGCGTTGTCCATCCGGGCGCAAGAATCGGTTCGGCGCTGGCACTTTGCCGAAGATGGGACGGTGATCGGGCTTTGGCAGCAGCCGGAAACCGGCACGGAGATTTATATCCCGGCTGAAAAGCTGCTGCTGTTCCGTACCCGCTCGCGCAAGAACAACCCGGAAGGCGTCAGCCTGTTGCGGAACGCTTGGCGGTCGTGGAAGCTCAAGACCCGGATCGAGGAAATTGAAGGCATCGGCATCGAACGCGACCTCGCCGGGCTGCCGGTCGTTCGGATTCCCGGCCAGTTCATGTCGAGCTACGCCACGGATCAGGAAAAGGCGGCGGTACGCCACTACGAAGATCTGGTTCAGAACATCAAGCGCGACCGGCAAGAGGGCGTGGTGCTGCCGGGCGACAAGGACGAACAAGGGAACTACCTCTACGATTTGACCCTGCTCACCGCAGGCAGCAGCCGGGCGTTCGATACCGGAACGGTGATTGATCGCTACGAGCATCGCATGGCCTCGTCGGTACTGGCTGACTTCATCTTTCTAGGCCAGCAGGCGACCGGATCGTTCGCATTATCCAGCGACAAAACGGCGCTGTTCGCCACTGCCCTCGGCACGATCCTTAAGCAAATCGAGGAACCGATTAACCGTTTTCTACTGCCGCAACTGTGGAAGCTGAACGGGATGAAACCGGAAACGATGCCGACCTTGAGCCATGGCGACATCGAAAAGCCCGACTTAGCCCAACTGGGCGAGTTTATCCGGGCACTGTCCGGCTCTGGCGCAACCCTGTTCCCGGATCGCGATCTGGAAAACCGGCTGCGCGAGTTCGCCAGTCTGCCGAAAGCGCCGGAGGAAGGGGCAGAAGGCAAGGGGATGACGCCGGAAGAACAAGCCAAGCTGGACGTGGAGTTGCGGTGAACGGCGCCGATCCAGAGATCACGCCAGAGCAGATCAATGCCACCATTCGCGCCGTCCAGTTTTACCAATTCCCTGGCACGACGCTGACGGTGTGCGCCCTGACGCTGTGCAACGGATTTCACGTGGTCGGCGGGAGCGCCTGCGTCAGCCCGGATGATTTTGACGTGGAGCTGGGGCAACAGCGGGCCTTGGAAAACGCAAGGGGCGCGATTTGGGATTTAGAGGGATATTTGCTGTGCGAGAGGCAGTACCGCGACCGGATAGGGATTCCTGATGAGCGCCGCTGACGATGCCCGCTGGCGGGCGCTGGAACACCTGACCGCAGGCATGGAGCCGGGGATTGCCGATGCGCTGGATGCAGCGTTTCTGGCGATAGGCAGCAGTCTCGATCTGGACTACCTGATTGCGGAACTGGAAGCCGGGCATGTGGATCGGGTACTGGCGTTGCTCGCCGATGATCGGCTGGTGCCGGCGTTTACCGGGGCGATTCACGCGCTGCGCGAGGTCACGGCCAAGGCGGGCGCATGGGAAGCGAGTCTGATCAGCAAGATGCTGGCGACCAGTCTCAAGCCTCCCGTACCGCCTCCCGGCGCACTCCCCGGATGGCCTCCACCTCCGTCTGCCTTCGCGCCCAAGACGATGCTGTTTCGGTTCGATGCCCTGAACCCGAAGCTGATTGATCATATCCAGAGCTATGAGTTTGACCTGATCCGCGAGATCACCCGCCAGACCCGCGAGAGTGTCCGGTCGGCGGTACTGGCCGGGATGAACGCGGGCGAGAATCCGCGTGAAACCGCACGGCAGATTCGCCAGTCCATCGGATTAACTGAGCGCCAGCAGGCCGCTGTCGGGGCGTTTCGCAAGGAACTACAGAACTTCCACCTCAAGCAGAGCGCCGGAACCTGGAACCTGGGCGGGAAAATCAGTCGCGCTCCCGGAGGCGCTCAGACCTTTGCCGTAGATCAGTACGGGACACCCAAGGACGGAATTATCAGCCGCCGTCTGCGCGACTTTCGCTTTGACTCGACCCTGCAAGCGGCGATGGACTCCGGCAAGCCCCTGAGTACCGCCAAAATTGACCAGATGGTGGCGGCCTACACCCGAAAGTATCTGCGCTACCGATCCGAGATGATCGCCCGTACCGAGGCGCTGCGAGCGTCCAATGTGGGCATCCACCAGGCGTGGAAACAGGCCGCAGCGCAGGGACTGGTACAGGAAGACCTGCTGCGAAAACGCTGGCTGTTGGCGCTCGGCAGCGACCGTACCTGTAAGCATTGCCGCCCGATGCCCAAGCTCAACGCGGGCGAAGAAGGCTACGGGATTGGCGTGGATGATCGCTTCCAGACCGTGAAGGGCGATACCGTGGTGCGCCCTCCGTTGCATCCAGCCTGTAGATGCTCGGTCGTCATCCGGCAAATCGAGCCGGGGATGGTCAACCCGTTCGCGTAAAGGTCGCTAAAAACGACCTATCCGCCACTTATTGAATACTTTTTTTCGGAGCCGATGATGTCCATTGCTTTGTCTGCCGCGCAGTTCGCCCTAGCCTCCGTACAGCTTCATCAAGTACAGAAGGCCGCTAAAAGTCGGGAAAGTTTGACGCCAAGCGGCATCCCCGCTGGCCGATGGGGAGCGCAAAAGGCGGGCAGTTTGCGCCCAAGGGCATCGGTACGACCGTCTTTGGCGCGGGGACGCTGTTCGGCGGCGGCATTGCCTCGTCCATGTCGGGGATGACACCCGCGTTTCACAACGTCCCGAACGTGCATCCTGAAAACGATGAGGACGGCACTCCGGTTCCGATCAGTAACCCGACAAAGCCGACCGATCCGAAAGACTGGAACGATCCAGAGCAAACCGCGACCTGGACGCCCGGCAGCGCCTCGCCCAAAGAACTGAATGGCATCCCGGTCTCGAAATGGGCGGACGCGCCCAAGGACATCGCCGGCTGGGCAAAAATACCGGGCAACCCCGCGATCAAAGAGTCGGTCATGGACTCAGGATTCAAGCAGCCCGCCTCCGGAGCGGTGATCGTGGAGCCGGACGGGCGCATCTGGATCGCGCATCCGAGTAACGGCTACGGCGGGTCAAAGCAGGTCATGCCGAAAGGCAAGCAGGACATCGGGCTGACGCTGCAACAGGTCGCTATCAAGGAGGCGTATGAGGAAACTGGATTAAAAGTCAGGCTAGTAGATCATCTGATGGACGGCGAAACCGCCACCAGCAAAACCCGGTACTACCTGGCGGTTCGAGAGGGCGGCGACCCGGCGCACATGGGCTGGGAGTCGCAGGCCATGAGTCTGGTGCGATCCGATCAAGCCAAAGCGATGCTGGGCAAGGTCGCGGATCAGAACGCGATAGACGCTGCGATTTCCCATTTACACCAGCTTGCTAAAGACGCGCCTGAACCCGCCCAGACCGAGGTCGCGCCGGCCAAGGTGTCCAGCGTCAAGCCGGGTACCTACGAGTATCACCCGGACACCGGGCTACCTCGCCCTACCTTCAAGATCGGCAGCGATACGAATCCCGGCTGGGACTTGAAGGTCAAGGCGCTGTACCGCTTAGCGCAGAACGGGGATGTGGCCGGGCTGGAAGCCAAGACGTTCGGCAGCAACCCCTACGGCAAAAAGGCAACCGCGTACAAAGAGCATTTGCTGGAAGTCATGGCCGGGAAGGGCGCGGTTGCGGTCAAGCCGGTTGCGCCCAAGGTCGAGCCGGTCGCCGCTAAGCCCGCCGTTGCCGAAGTGGCAGCGGTTAAGCCTGTCGCGCCCAAGATTGACCCGGCTTCTGCTGGATTTGCGGCAGCGGCAGCCGAGGCGGTCGCGGTTAAGCCTGCTGTGCATATCGCCCCTGCCGCTGTGCCTGCTGCCGTAGCGGTTGATCCGGCAGTCTCGCCAAAAGCCATGCCTGCGCCCAAGACGCAAGCGGCATTCCCTGGCTACGAGTATCACCCGACGACCGGGCTACCCAAGCCTCCTCCGATTGGCAGCGCCAGCAATCCCGGATGGAACGGGAAAGTCAGGTCGCTCCATGCCTTAGCCGAAGCTGCGCTGATGTCCGGTAGCACCAAGGCGCTGGAAGCCAAGACCTTCGGCAGCAATAACTACGGCAAGAAGGCGACTCAGTACAAAGAGGCGCTGCTGTCGTCGCTGAAAGAGCAGGGCTTCGCGCCCAAGAAGCCGAGCGATCCGGCATCCGCTGGCATAGCGGCAGCGCGAGCCGAAGCGGCAGCGGTTGCGGTTGCAGTAAAGCCAGCGGCCACTCCCGTAGCGCCCAAACAGATCGGGGCGTATGACCTGGTTCCAAAGGACGCCGACCCACTCGCGGTATCGGTCGCTGGCGCAATGGCGACTTATGCGAATAACGGCGATGTGAGCGCACTTTCAGCAAAAGAAAACTGGATAGCCCTCACCTCCGTCCATGCTTACGATGCAGCCATCGCTCACGCTCAGGCGGTGAAAGATGCGGGTGGGGCTAAAACGGAAGGCGGACTCCCTTTTGCGACGCCTATCCCCGCACCTACCCCAAAGACCGCAATAAGCCCCAACACGCCGCTGACCGCTACTGATTTAGGCGACGGGCCTAAATTCATGTTGAACGGAATGGCGGGGAAAGCCAACGCGGGCGACACCGGCTTTCTTATGTCTCACAAAGCCGACTTTGAGTCCTCGACCTCGAAAGAGGCGTGGCGCAAAGCCTACGATCATGCCAAGGCGGTATCCGCGACCGGAGTGGGCGCACTTTCGCCATCGCTCGGCAAGCCAGTGAGCGCGAAAGTATCTCTATCCTCCCCACTCAGCGATATGCGTCTAGGGAAGATGGTCTTTGCCGCAAAACCAGCGAGCGATCCGGCGACCGTTTTCCCGGCTGTCACCAATATGGCGGCGAAAGCGAACGCAGGGGACGTTAAGGGGTTAGCGGCACAAAAAGACACGCTGACCAATGCCACTACCCCGGAGGCGTGGCAAACGGCTTATGAGTACGCTAAGGCGGTCAATGCTGCCGCAGCGCCGAAGGTAGACGCCAGCAAGCCGTCCACGCATTTCCAACTCTCCGACATGACGCCCGCTGGAGCCAAGCCGGGCGGATCGTCTCAGGGCGGGATGTACACCGACAAGGACGGCGCAAAGTGGCTGGTCAAGAGCTACCCGGACAGTGATCAAGCCAAGAACGAGGCGCTGGCCTCCCGGCTGTACAACGCAGCGGGCGCCCATGCTCCTGAAATGCAACTGGTTGACCTCGGCGGGAAGTATCACGGCGGAACCGGCATTGCCTCACGCTGGCTGGAAGGGCCGACAAAGCCGCTGTCGCCGAGCGACCCGCATGCCGTCAAGGCCGCGCAGAAGTCGTTCGTGATGGACGCCTGGCTGGGAAATTGGGATGCGGTCGGCGCGGCGCATGACAACATCGTCATCGACAAGAACGGCAAGGCGATCCGAGTCGATCCGGGCGGGGCGTTGCTGTACCGGGCCATGGGTTCCAAAAAGACCGACGCGGAATTCGGGAATACCGTGCCGGAATTGCACAGCCTGCGCGACCCGACTAAAAACCCGCAAGCGGCCAGCATCTACGGATCAATGACGAATGAGGATATCCAGCACAGCGCCCGGCAACTGAACGTCCTCGATAATTCCACGATTGAGACGCTGGTCAATCAATGGGGGCCGGGGACAGCGGCGGATCGGGCGGCACTGACCACCAAGCTGATCCTCCGCAAGAATGATCTGCTCAAACAAATACCCCAGCTAGGGAAGCCCACGATACCGGAGGTCACGGCCAACCCGGTACTGGCAAATTCCGCAGCGAAAGCGCCCAAGAGCAGCTTCAAGCCCGACCTGTTGTCGCCTCCGCAGGACTACCACCATTGGGCGGGGCCGGGCAAAGGGCTGTCGTCCAGTGAGGCTAAGAACGCACTCACCAATGAAATGGCAAATGATGTCTACGCGCTGGCGCTGACCGGCAACCGCACGGCGCTGAAAGCCTACGATCCGGCGGGGAAATCCACATCGAGTCAAACCACCACGCAGATCAACATCTACAAAGAGAAGTTGCTGCTGGAAATCGACAATCAACTGCATCCGACCACGGCGGTCGGCGGGAAAATGACCCCGCTGTATGCAGAAGTAAAATCCAAGGGCGCGGGGACGAATCCGGGCTATGCCATTGCGATGGATGCCCAAAACTATCCCCCCGTTGCCGGGGCGAATGTCGGGAAGATCAGTCCGAATAACAAAACCGGAGTCGGCAGCTATATCCTGCTAGGGAAAGTCAACGGTAAGTCGGTTCAAGACTATTGGGAACAAATCAGTCCGTGGAAAGGAACCCCGCATGGAGGGACGAGTCAATCCACTCCCGAACTGGATAAAATTGACTTCCCAACGGACATCAGGAAGCAGCACGAAGTCTATGCCAAGAGCTTAAAGGACTTAGATAATCCAGGGTATAACGCGATTCACGCCTACACCGGAAGCTCGTTTTATAAAGTCAATGAACAACTCCGCAACGGGCAAGGATTTACCAAACTAGGGAAAGAGATCGCTGTAGCGATGAATAGTCACGTCCAGGATTTACCGGAGGGCATGGCTTTTCGGAGAGGGCTGGATATAAGCGGCGATGCCCTTAAAGCGCTGCAAAGTCTCAAGCCGGGGACGGTGATTCAATCGCCGCAGTTTGAGAGTATGGCTCGGCCAGGGCATGGCTTTGGCGGGAATGTGGATCTGAGAATTATGGCGGGGCAGGGCGCAAAGGGACTGTACGTGAACAGTATCTCCGCGCATCCCGGTGAAGGCGAGTTATTAGGCGCGTATGGACAGCGGTATGCCATCCATAATGTTAAGATAAACAACGCAAAAACGATTGTCGAAATGATTTTATTGCCGCATGTGGATGCGGTTCTTTAACCCGGAGTGCGCCATGACCTCAGACCAAGAACAAAGAGCCGCTGACACCGGCATCCCGCAAGCCTTTCGGACTCAAGCCGGGACGCCGGAGCGCCCGCCGCTGGCGAATCAGGATGAAATGGAAGGGCTGCTGCGTCAGTACCTGAGCCAAACGGCGGACAACTACGACGCCTATCTGGCGAACGAACTGGATAGC